ATCTGTAACGAAAACGAAGCAGCTCACAACAAAAACAGAAGCAGACATTATACAAATGCAGAAAATTTGGAAGTTTAGAAACATAGGGATTGATGCAGGATCAGGAAGCTTAGGAGTAGGAGTTTTTGATCATCTGCTTGTGAATAGTATTACGAGGCATAAAGTCATAGCTATTAATAACAGGGCCTTCGCAACCAACCCAGATGGAACGAGAAGCCAAAAATTAATGAAAGAAGATCTATATAATAACCTTCTTGGGATGATGCAAAGAGGAGAGATAACCCTATTGAACGACGATGAGGTTATTGCATCCCTCAGATCCATACAATATGAATATATCTTAAATGCGAGAAAGGTTCCAACGTTGAGGATCTTCGGAGACTATTCTCATATCGTAGAAGGTTTAATAAGGAGTGTTCACTTAGCTAAGAAGGATAAAACCCTGAATCTGTGGGCATCTTCTGTGTCTGAATTGAAAAAGGTATAAAATGGTTGGAAGCTTTACATTCGCATCTTCGGCAGCAATATTAGAGAAAGCGGGAGTTAATGTAAGTTCTGATGTCTCCAATGCCATGCTTTTAAGGTTTTCAGATCAGGCGGAAGCCTATGTTAATGGAGTTGTGAGGGTAGATCTTATTGATAAATTCTCAACGCTGGATGCAAATTTTAAACAGGTTATAGAGGATTTAACCGCTACCTATGCGGGTATGAAAGCAATAGGATATGATCCAACTAACTTTGAATCATTACTAGAAGCACAGACTAAATTAGATCTTTTAAGAGATGATTTGGAGAGATTAACAGCAATGATTAAAGAAGATAGTTGGAAGACTGCGTCAGGAGCTACATAATGCCAATCCCGATAATTTATAGGAAAGCTGGAGAGCCTCAATTTGTATCTCTTACTTTAAAGAATGCTGCAACTGGTGTTGGATATATAACTTTCTTTGGAGCTGGATTCCTTGACGCATCAGACGGGACAAATGTAACTAAATACGCGCTGCTTCCATCAACATTTCCTGCGGGAGATATAAGCAGCAGTCAGAATGGGGGTATAAATGTTAATTTTGATTTAGAGATATTAAAGCCTTTGACAGTTGAAGGAGAGGCGTTTGTAACATATACAACATCTTCTCCACCGGCAGTTGGGGGAAGAAGCTCAGTTATTATTCAGAAGATAAGTAATAGTATAACAACAGATTTAAAGAGTGGATCAGGTGCAATTGTAAGTGGAAGCACTGCTAGAAGAAATGTAGTTGCTCTTAAACTTCCAAAGACAAGATTTAGAAAGAATGATACATTTAGATTAAAGATTGAGATAGGAAATGCACCCGGGGAAGCATCAGTATTATATCACGATCCTAAAACAAGAACTAAGACCAGTGAAAATGAGGCCGATACAGGAGCCCCGGAGGATACTGATTTAATTATAGATATTCCTATAAAGGTGGCCATATAATGGCAGAAATGGATATATCCAAGGCGAGGGTTGGTAATCAGAAGAATACACTTGAGAAATACGAGGTAACTCCGATAGATACAGACGGAGCGACAGGCGCAAAAGAGACAGTATACTCTTTCCCTAACTGGACTAAACAATGGGGATATTTTAACGAGATTGATGAGTTGAGAAATGCCATCTTAATGAAGGCTATCTGGTATGTTGGGAAAGGATGGACGGCGAATTCAAGAACAGATTCAATACTCAAAGCTATAACAGGCTGGGGAAAGGATAGTTTTGATGATGTTCTTTTCAATATGGTTGTAAACATGAGTATTGCCGGAGATTCTTTCTGCGAAATTATAAGGGGCACGGACAAATTGAAAACAATCTTAAATCTTAAACCTTTGAACTCAGGGAGCATGACCATAAAAGTAGATGGTAAAGGGATTATAACAGGATACGAACAGTTCAGCAGGACGGATGAAGGAGAGAGGCATGTTCTTCATAAGTTTAAACCTAACGAGATATTTCATTTAACATTAAACAGAATAGCAGATCAGATCCACGGATTAAGTGATGTTGATGCTGCCGAAGATGTGATCAAAGCTGAGAAGGAGAATTTCCAAGATGTTAAAAAACATATGCACAGTCAGATAAGGCCTATGATATTGTGGAAATTAAAGACGGATGATACAGCAAAGATTAATAAGTTTGTAGGTAAGGTAGAAGCGGCGAGAAGTCTCGGAGACGATATGTATATTCCGGACGATGAGGATATTGTAACTCATGAGATTATTCAGGTTGATCTATCCGCTGTTATATTTGCATGGAGGCAGGACATAAGAAATAAGTTTTATAGAGTTGTTGGAGTTCCGCAGATAGTATTCGGAAGCGCAGGAACAACGGAGAGCGGAGGCAAGATGGAATATCTGGCGCATGAGCAGGTATTCGCTTACAGGCAGAGGCAGTTAGAGCAGCAGATTGAAGGACAGCTAGGATTGAAGGTAAATTTAATAAGTCCGGTAACTTTGATTGAGAACCTGCAGGCTGACGAAAAGAAGGATGCCCAAGGTGCTCTAACATTCCAGCCTAATGATGTAACTGCGGGAAGCGGCAGAGACAATGAGAATATGCCGAGAGCCGAGGAGATACCGAGAACAAATGAAGCACAATAAACCGATTATAGAAACTATGATAAATACAGCAGCACTAGCTCTAATCACGTTTGGTGTTGCATCTATAACTGCAAGGGGCAATACTGTTGAGGGATATATAGCATTAGTCTCTGGATTCATTTTAGAGTTTTTTAAGTATTGGGGGAGACAAAAAGAAATATGGTAACCAGAGCAGAGAGGAGAAGAGTTGCAGGAATTACACCGACTGAAAGAAAGCTGCAGCAAAGTCTGCCGAAAGACTTAAGAGGCAGCACACCAACGGAAATAGCACTAGGAAGATCCTTGCCTGAAGATCTGAGAAATCTGACGCCTCTAGAAGTGCAGACAGGACAAACCATACCTTCTCAAATACCTAAAGCAAGAACTGAGCCCACATTCACTAAATCTGATGATATTAGAAAAATAAGAGGAGAAGATGGGAAAATAACAATGATTATACTGCCTGATGGAAGGGTAATATCTGGAGGTGGTGAGACTACCTTGCTTGAAACTGCACAGGCTGCTTTTCCGACGGCTCAAATTGTAGAAGGGACTGATGTTGCAGCTCAAAGGCAGCAGCAGGAATTAGGGGCAGAGTTATCAGCTACTTTAGGATTACCCGGAGATTTATCAGGCGTTGAGGCTTCTCTCATTTCTCAGAATCAAGCGTTATTAGCTGGTGCCGGCAAAACCATCCCACCCGCTTTGGGTGGTTTAGCGGGAGGTTATGCGCTGGCAAAAATAGGAGCAGCGGCGGGAGTAGCAAGAGGAGCAGCAGTAGGAGCGGGCAAAGGAGGAGTGGCGGGGGCAGTAACAGCAGCAGTAGTATTAGGAATAATAGGAGCTGCTTCAGGATTTTATAGCGGCTACCAATCAAATATCCAAACTCAAACATCAGATCAAATAAGAACTTCTACAAATGATTTGCTAAAAGGAGAAACTGAATTAAAAAAAACACTCTCAGCGACTTGGGCTGGCGGAGATAAAACTCTACTGGCTGATAGGTTTAATTTTATTCTTAACGAATTAGAAAGGCAGGAGATGCAACTGCTTTTAGATGTTAGGGATGGAGTTAATCTTCTAACGCAGGAAGATGGAACTATTCAAACGGAAAAATATAATACTTTTAATGTTATAACTAGACCATCATTAATTGATGAAATGAGAGCAGCCTTAAACTCTCCGCTTCCCGATAATAACAAGGCTTTGGGATGGCTGGCTGCTTCCGGAGAACTGAATTCTCAGCAAATTATAGCACAAGTTTTAAATACAGCGCCAACTTCTAGTTAACATGGCTGATGAAGATAAAGATCTCAAAGAGGACCAGGAAAAAGCTAAGGAAAAAGTACCGGATAATACAGATAGAGATAATGAAACAAGGGATAAGCCAGCAGAAGATTCTCCTATTAAGCAAGCAAGCGCTCTCGTCGAAAGGATTGAAGCTGGTAATAAGAAAACGGAAGAATTGTTAAAGAGGCAGGAGGAATTATTGGCCAGACAGATGGTATCAGGAAGGGCCGAATTATCAGATCAAACTGAGCAAACTCCTGAACAGAAAGCTGAAGAAGCTGGAAAAGAACTGGTCGCTAAATACTTCGGATAATGACTCATATTTATCTGGCAACGAGAATGCCTCAGCACGTCAGGGATATATGGCTTGCTAATATGCGAAGCGCCTCATCTAACTGGAAAAGGGAAATTCTTAATAAAAAGGGCAAGCCTTCTGGAAAATTTGAAGATACTCAATTCTGCTGGAATATCAAGCCTTTGGAACTCTGGGAGATTGTAGTTCCGGATGAGGCAGTTAATGAGGTTTTATGGTATAATGGAATCTATGGAAATAAGCAGGTTGATGACGGCATAAGCGGCCTCAAGATTCTGGGATCAATGTTAAGGAAAGCTCTAAAATTAAAGCCCATTCCTAATTATCAAGACGATTATAAGAAGAAAGGAAAACAGCTCTTAGTAGCCCCGAGAATTATTTATAGAGAAGGAGGGAGTATATACGGTATTGGAATTAAGAAGGATGATGTTAAAGAGTTTCCCCAATGGGGGTATCGTCAAGAAGCATTATAAAGAGGTTCTGATGTTTATAGCAGGTATTGGTTTAGGGTATGCTTTTGGATGGTCTCAGGGTGCAGATTTTATGCTGGATAGAGGGCTTGATCTTCTTGAAAATGCTGACCTAGGCCGTATGATAGAATTTGCTCAGAGATATAGAGAGGTTAGAGGATGAGGTTTGAACTGAAATTCAAGATATTATTATGGAAATACTACTTTGACAAAGGCTTTTCCCTCACAAATAATCTAAAATATCTCATAGGATTGTTTGCTCTCTATGAGGTTGTTAATGTTAAGGGACTAAGAACAACAATAATACTGGGATCAATATGGGCATTATCATCTTTCCTGATAGGATGGTGGTGGTATAGAAAGGACTGGAACTCTGTTGAGATTGAAATTCAGAACAGGATTAATCCTTTTGTTAGAGAGATGAGAGATAAGCTTAACGGAAAGATTTAAATATAACTCCATCTTATAATTATTAGGTGTATTTGAATGAATGCCAGATCTTGTCGCACAAAAAGTTGAAGCGTTTGACGCATTAAATAGATCTGTCACCGTTTCAGCCAGCACTCAGATTTCTAAAGGAATGTTAATGACATTGACAGATCCAAATACGGCCGTAAAGGCCAGCGCTGTTTCTGCAAGTCTTGCTCAACCGCCTGCCGGCATTGCTAACGCTGAAAAAGATTCAGCCGACGCCTCCACAGAATTAGGTTTATGGAAAAAAGGTATTTTTGATGCTGTGGCATCAGGGGCAATTAGAATCGGTGAGCCGATAGTATTCGTAGAGGCTGGACATATTGCAGCCGTACCAACTATTCAAGTTTCCTTGGCCCTAGTATCAGACGGTTCATCCGTCGGGATTATTCCCGCAGCAAGTATGGGAATTATAGCCGGAAGGTCAAGAGAGGTAGCGACCGACGGAGAGAGAATTGAATTTGAATTAGACATACCTTAAATCATAATGGCAGAAGAAGAAAAAAAAACCGAAGAAACTGAGGGTCAAAAGGATTCAGATGAATCTAGTGGATCCGAAGGATCATCGGAAGAATCTGAGAAGAAAGAATAAGAATGGCATCATTACTAGAACCGGGAGACGCAGTCTTAAGAGCAAAGTTCTTTGACTCTGGAATTAAACAGGTTGCTAAAAGACTGTTTAAGTTTAAGAGTGTAGTTCAGGTTAGTTCTACTGGTGCATGGACTAATTTCTTTTTCAGAGAAAAGGTAGGAATATTAGCTGCAAAGGGAACTAGGACAGTTAGAGGTATTCCAAGGAATACTAACTTCCCGCAAGCTACTGTCGAGTGGGACAGGATCACTACTACAATAGAGAAATATGGATTAGAGGATGTTATACCATGGGAAGATTTAATATCAGATGAGATTAATGTAAGAGAAAGAACTATTATTAAGATTGGAGAGGGAGTCGTTAAGGCTGTTGATGATGCTATATGGAGCGGCTTCGGTGCTGATACTTTAGGAAGTGGAGGTGCTATAACAGTAAGCACTGGCATACAGGCCTTTGGTGTTGGACATGGATTTAGCGCCAGTATTGGAAGCTGGGATGATAGTTCGGCTGCTATCTTAGATAACTTGTTTAGGGCTAAACAATTAATAGGAGAGTCAAATTATTCTACTGAGAGGTTAGTTGCATTAATATCTGAAAGAGATCATAGAAGTGTAATGAAGTTCTTGACAGATAAGGGATCTCAGTTCCCTAAAATATCAGAAACCATAACTGAGACAGGCAAGAAGTTAGACTTAGCTGGTATAGAATTAAGAGTCTCAAATTCCGTAACTGCAAGTAATGCTTTAATTCTTGTGCCTCAAAGAGCTGCAACATGGAAGCAGTTAGTCCCGTTACAAACTCATGTTGAGGAGGAGAAGTTTAAGAATGTAACCGTGAGAGCTGTAGAGCTTGGGGTGCTGCAGGTTACAGATCCTTTGGCGGCTGTCCTAATAACAGGAACTCAGAGCGGTGCTACATAAATTTTTCTATATTATATAATGGCAGGCTGGACAAGTCCGGACAGAGAGAATATCTTTTGGGACGGCACAATAGGCGCTAAAAATTATTTAATTAACGGTGATAACCTTATAGATGTATTCGTCCCCTATACTGGTGCTACCAAGACAGTTGATTTAAATTCTAATAACTTAATAGGAGTTGGTGATATACTGCCTGATGGATTAGGCAAAGATTTAGGAGACGGAGCAGGAAATAGATGGAGTGCTATCTTCAGTACATCAATAGATACAACAGGAACAATAGACTTAGGAACGAACACAATCGCCGATGGTGTTATGACGGGTAATTGGGATTTCGGTTCAGGAACTATAACTACAACAGGAACTATATTTCCTGGACTAATAGACTTAGAACTAGCTCCCACTTCTATTCTCATCACAAAGTCTCCTGACCCTGAGGCATGTGATGCTCCTGCTG